GGAGGTAGACAATGAGTAAGGTTAAAGTAAAGGCAGTGAGACTAGGATTTCTGGACGGATCTAGAATAAAGGCTGACTCTATATTTTTTGTAGAGGAAAGCAGATTTTCTAAGCTATGGATGGAAAGACTAGAAGAGGTTGAGGTTCATAGGTTTGAACCAAAGAAACCAAAGAAGTCTAAAGAAAAGCCTTCTAAGCCTGAAAAAGTTGAAAAAGAAGAAGAAGAGTTAGATGTAATCTAACACTCTTGGGAGTGGTATCATGTACGGTATCACTCCCTCCTTCAAGGGAGAACACTAATGGCTTCAAGTTTAACGGAGATAGCTAATTTAGCAATATCTCATTTAGGGACAGGTAAAGAGATTGCTAGTCTCACAGAAAATAGTGAAGAGGCTTCTGTCTGTAACAGGTTTATAGATCACGCTAGAAGGTCAACACTCAGGGATAGCAATTGGCCATTTGCTACAGTATTTTTAGCCGCAGGGTTAGTGGAGTCTGAGCCTACTAATGAATGGAATTACTCTTACAGGTATCCTGCTGACTGTTTAAGACTAAGAAGAGTTCTAAGCGGTATTAGAAATGATACCCACCAAAGCAGAGTCCCTTTTAGAATGACAAGGGATGCGACAGGCTTACTGATTTATTCAGATCAAGAAAACGCCTGCTTTGAATATACAATAAATGAAACAGATGTATCCAGGTTCTCGCCTGACTTTGACATGGCACTATCTTATAGACTGGCCATGTATATAGCTCCTAGACTTACAAAGGGAGATCCTTTTGCCATGAAGAAAGAACTTGGTAAGTTGTATCTTATGGAGATTGATACGGCCCGGTCCAATGCTTTTAATGAGCAACAGCCGGACATCCTACCAGAATCAGAATTTATTAGAGGGAGAGAATAGTCATGGAAATGCACGACATGAAAACACAAAGAAGCTCTGAGGATAAGGCCAAGTCTCTTCTTACTGAAGATATGCCTAAGTATCCTTATGGGTTAAAGATTCATCTGGGCCAAGAGGAGATGGAAAAGCTTGATTTTAAGTCAGCTCCTCGGGTTGGTGACAAGTTTATGCTCAAAGGTTTTGTAGTAGTTTCTAGCGTTAGTGAGTCCGAAAATGAAGGCGAAGCCAAGGAGAGATCAGTAAGCTTACAGATCACTAATATGCTTCTAGGACCAGCAGCAGAAAGCAAAGAACCTGAAGAAGTTTTTCATGGGCAGGCTCCTAAAGCCAAGATGCTATAATGACTGTAGTGGCCCAAAGAAGCTTTGCTGGTGGTGAGATATCACCTTCCCTATATGCCAGGGTAGATTTTTCTAAATATATAAGCTCTGCCCGGACTTTAAGGAACTTTATAACCTTAAGGCATGGTGGGGCAGCTAACAGACCCGGGACTAATTTTGTAGGGGAAGTGAGTGATTCTTCTCTTACTGTTAGGTTGGTTCCTTTTATATTCAACAATTCCCAAACCTATGTTTTAGAGTTTGGAAATTTATATATGAGAGTCATTAAAGACGGTGGTTATATAACTGAAACTGGGCAAACTGTTACTGGAGCTACTCAGGCTAACCCTGTAGTAATAACAATAACCGGACATCTATATTCAAACGGTGATGAAGTTTATATGTCTGGTATCGGTGGAATGAATGAACTTAACAATAGAAATTTTAAAGTCGCTAATGTTACTGCTAACACTTTTGAGCTTCAACTTATGGATGGCTCCACTAACCTAGACGGCACAGGGTTTAGTGCTTTTACTTCAGGAGGTACTGCCTCAAAGATGTATGAGATAGTTACAACTTATGCAACGGCAGACTTGTCTACTCTCAATTATGTTCAGTCAGCAGATATAGTAACTATTGCTCATGCTACCTACCCTCCCCGGGAGGTAGCCAGGACTGGTGACGCTTCTTGGTCTATTACTGATTTAACTTTTGAGCCTAGTATCACTAGACCTAATGGTGGAGCTGTAACTTCAATAACTGCTGGCTCGAATAGATACCAGTGGAAAGTTACCGCAGTAAAAGAAGAAACTTTTGAAGAATCACTAGCAGGCAGAGAGCTTGCTGTCGCTGCATCAGGAGCTACTCAAGCTGACCCTGTGGTAGTGACTACTGCTACTCACAGCTACACAACAGGTGATGAAGTTTATATTTCTGATATTGTAGGGATGACAGAGCTTAATGATAGAAAATTCTTTATCACAGTATTAACAGGTACAACTTTTGAGTTAGACGATGAAGATGGTACTGGTCATACGGCTTACTCTTCAGGTGGGAATTCAGCTAGAACATTTTTAAATGCAAATAGCGCAGCAGTAGGGACTCTGGCTGATCCACATATTTTATCATGGACAGCAGTAGCAGGTGCGCAAGAGTATAATGTATATGAATCAGAAAATGGAATCTATGGGTTAGTCGGGGTGGCAGGGACTAATTCTTTTAATGTAATAGGTACACTCCCCGATACTGGTAATACTCCACCAATTGAAAGAAATCCTTTTAGTGGTGTAGACAATTATCCCTCAACAGTTACTTATTATCAGCAGAGACTTTTGTTTGCTAATACTAACAATGATGTTGAAAAAATCTTTGGGTCTAAGTCTGGAGACTTTAAAAACTTTACAGTAAGGTCTCCACTTCAAGACGATGATTCGATTACATTTACAATGGCAGGGCAGAAGGTTAATGCTGTTAAGCACATGCTAGGGCTTGGCTCTCTTGTGGTTCTCACTGAATCAGCAGAGCAAGCTGTAGAGGGTGATGAAGCTGGTATCTTAAAGCCTACCTCGTTATTTCCTAAGCCTTATTCTTATTATGGCAGTGGGACACTTAAGCCGATTTCAATTGGTGGCAATGCTTTATATGTTCAAACAAGAGGCTCTATAGTTAGGGACTTGGGCTTTGACTTTCAGATTGATGGGTATAGAGGGAATGATTTAACTATAATCTCTTCCCATTTATTTGAAGGTATAACACTTGTAGACTGGGCCTACCAGCAAGTTCCTCATTCAATACTATGGTGTGTAAGAAGTGATGGAATTTTACTAGGGCTTACCTATGTAAGAGAGCAACAGATGTTTGCTTGGCATAGGCATGACTTCAAAGATGGACTAGTCGAGAATGTAGTAGTAGTTCCAGAGGGTCAGGAAGATGTTTTATATGTTGTAGTTAAAAGAACTATCAACAGTATTGTGACTAGGTTTGTAGAGAAGCTGGTCACTAGATATATAAGCGATGTTAAAGATTCTAAATTTATGGATAGTCACTTAAGCTTTGATGGTAGGAATTCATCAGCTACTACAATGACTTTGACTGGTGGAACCTTATGGGTCTATACAGAGACACTTACCCTAACCTCAAGTGTTGCTTATTTTGTGGCAGGAGATGTAGGGAATGAGATCCATTATACAGACCCAGATGGTGTAGTGGTGATAAGGCTTACTATCACTGGATTCACTAGTACTACCATTGTTTCAGTGCAGTCAAATAAAACTGTACCAGCATCTCACCAAGCCACAGCACTATCTAGCTGGACTAAAGCAGTAGATGAAGTTACTGGTCTATGGCACTTAGAAGGTGAAGATGTTTCAGTGTTTGGTGATGGCTTTGTGGTGGCCAGTCCTAACAATGCTTCTTATGACACCATTACTATTACAGGTGGGATAGCTACTCTAGATAAGCCTTATGGGGTTATTCATGTAGGGCTGCCATACTTTTCAGACCTAGAGACATTAGATATAGACTCTGCTGATGGGTCTACTATGGCTGATAAAAATAAACTTATTACAGATGTTACTTTGTTTGTGGAAAAATCTAGAGGTATATGGGTTGGAGAGAGACCTCCTGCTGCTGATACTGTAGACCCTCTCCAAGACTTAACAGAGCTTAAGATTAGAGATATGGAAGGCTACGATGAGCCAGTAGACCTAGCGACAGGACCAGTAGAACTAAATATCAAGGGCAGGTGGAATAATAATGGCAGAGTATTTATAAGGCAGGTTGATCCTGTACCTCTGACAGTCTTGGCTGTTATGCCATCTGGTGAATTGCCTTTTAAAAAGAGAGGGTCATAAATGGCTGACGTACCAAGCATACTTATAAGTTCAAAAATGAAAGCTGATGCTATTGAAGCGAAGGCTAAAAATGATTCAAGGATGGCCGAACATAATCGTAAAATGGCAGAATTCCAGGCTGAGGATGCTATAGAAAGAGGAAAAGTAGAAGAGGCTGAATATAGAAAACAGATAAGCAGTGCCATAGGATCTCAAAGGGCTGCATTAGCCGCAGCAGGGATTCAACTTGATAGTGGATCAGCCTTAGAGGTTCAAGAAGATACTGCTGTTAAAGGCGAGCTAGATGCTCTAACCATTAGGAATAATGCCAGAAGGGAAGCCTTCGGATATAAAACCCAAGCTTTGAATATTAATGCCCAGAGTACATTTGATAATATCACTGCTAATGCCAGGGCTAGGTCTACGTTATTAACTGGTGGCTTAAGAGGTATAGCAGGCACAGCAGGTGGTCTAGCGAATCATTACGGCTCAGTACCAAAGAAAGATCAAGAAATAACTGGGAAGAAGGAGGACTAGCTATGCCTAAAATACCTACTATACAAAGACATTTTACCAAAGAGAGAGCCTTGCAAGGTGGTCAGATAACGACTAGAACAAGCGAGGAGACTTATGGTGGAGGGTCAATAGCTGATGAATTTAAGGGAGCGCAGGACGCTATATCTACCGAGTTTATGAAAGTAAAAAAGAGGATGGATGATACTAGAATCCAAGAAGCCAGCAATGATGCCTTTGCACTAAAGACTGAACTAATGGCAGAGATGCAAAGTCAAAAAGGGAAGAACGCTGTAGGCTATCATGAAGTGATTGACCAAAAGTGGCGAGATGGTTTAGCACATATAGAAGGGAACTTAACAGGGTCAATACAGAAGAGGTCTTTTATTGATGACACTAACAGGAAGTCTCTTAACTTAAATAAATCTGTTAATGAATACCAAGCTGCCCAAGCCAAAATATATGAGGACAGTGTTTACACTAATGCTAACGCTAATAGCCTGGAAGAGTCTGTCCAAAATTATCAACAAATAATCGAGACAACTAAAGATGAGGCCACAGGTGTAACATCTAATAAGTTGATTACTCCCGGGAGACTTCCAAGTGGGGAGAGTAGACCTAGCCAAGTTGAGTCTGCCATAGATAGCATGGTTAAGAGAATAAAACTAAGGTCAGTAAATTTAGGTTGGTCTGAAGAGGAAGAAGGAAGAGAGATAAGATACCAGACCAGTAAAGTCCACACTGCAATTATAACTAGAATGACTGACAATAATCATGAAGATGTAGGTAAAGAATATTTTAAGAAATACCAAAAAGATGTCATAGGTCCAGCAACAGATCCAGAAATGCACTATGGGAATAAGGGTAAAAAGAAAATTGTAAGATATGGCATGACCGCTAAAGATATCCATGACATGGAAGTTCATACAGAGCTGGGTGCTGACAGGAAATTTTACCAGGATGCTACCGACAAAATTATGGCAATGAAGGACAAAAATGGACATCCATTAGGTATGCAAGCAGCCAAGGCCTATGCAAGAAAAAACCATAGCGGTAAAGCTAGGGATGAAGTAGTCAGAAGGCTTGACGTTAGGCATAGGGACTTAAGAGCTTCAAAGAAAATAGATGAAGAGAATAGATATGATGCAGCTTCTAACTGGGTAGATAAATCCCAGGGTCCAGGTGGCCACTATGTCCTTCCCTCTCATTATAAAAATTTAAGCTCTAAACATAAAGATGCCATTGATGCCAGGGTTAAAAGACTTAATCAAGGTGATGAAGGCACTGACACTAAGTTAGTTTACGAACTAGAAACGCTGGCTTCTAGCCCTGCTACTATGAAAGAATTCGCTAATACTTACTTGCCAGAGATAGAGCATAGAATTCCCAAAGCTGACTACAAAAGGCTTAAGGATCTTCAAATGTCCGTTAGGAAGTCTCTTAATAAAGAGGTTGATAAACTTATAGGAGACTTTCAATCTTCCAAGCTGATACTTGATAGACATATTAAGGCTAACCTGGGGATCAAGGACTTATCTCCTGCCAAGTTAAAGGGAGATGATCTTAAGACAGTTATGGACTTCACCAAAGA